TGACCCTAGACGAGATATTAAGGACACTATTAATCAAGTTAAACGGCGACAACAATTTCGACCCTTTGGACCTGCGATCTTGGAAGAATACGCTGATGAATATTTCAAAGGACCAATGAACGAATATATGCAATTCGTTGCAAAAGCAAAACATGATTATAAATCAGTAACACATGTTGATGGCACTTCTCGAGTTCAAATAGTTAAACCGAATTGTAAATCAGTTATAAGACCAATCCTTGAAGAATGGTACGAAAAAACTGGTTGTCCAATGTTATTAAATACAAGTTTAAACATCAAAGGTCAACCTATGGTTGATACTTGGGAACATGCTCTAGCATTTCAAAAGGAATATAATGTCAAAGTCTTCTAAATATATTTTGGCTGATGGCTGCAGCTTTACTGATGCAAACTTTGTATCTGATGTACATATAGGTATGGAAATTAATTGGCCAAGTTGGCCAGAAATATTTGGAGAATTTTGTGGATTAGATGTAGTTAATCAAGGTAAATGTGGTAAAGGAAATGATCTAATAACAAATAGTCTTACTAAAACTATCTTAAAGGATCATAAAAATATTGAAATGGTCGTGGTTGGTTGGAGTGAAATTTGGAGGTTTGCCGTATATAACCATTATAAGCTTAATCCTATGGTAGCATTATCATGGCCTGATAAAAACCATCCAGAGCTCCAAGAGAGCGCACGAAATTTATTTAAATATATGTATCAAAAAGATTTAGTTGATGTACACTACACGTCTGAAATTCCTTCGTTATTTCAATTACATATGCAGTCGTGGATAGACAACATGTTTCAAATACAAGAGCTCTGCAAACTGTTAGACATTAAATATATTATGGCGCCAGTCTGTGGTACTTTTAATTTATCTAGGTATGCGCCATCCGACAAAACACTTAATGGTAATATTGATTTTACAGAAGCTCAATGGTTTATAATGTTTGCCCATATGGAAAGCTTTTTTGATTTAGACGCAGAACATTTGATTGGACATCCTTACTTTAAAGACGTTTCTGGGTTTAAGTTTCCGTTTATATTACCAAAGAAATATCAAATAAGTGAAAAGGATCAACACCCAAACGCTGAAGGGCATGAATGGATAGCAAGGAAGTTCTATGAACATTATACAAAAATTTATTCTTAAATTAAGATTTAAACTTACAATATTTACATTAAGATTTAAAAAAACAAAAACTAAAGCAGATGATAGTGAAGGATTTATATACGAAGATGATTAGATATATTTTTGATGTAGATGGTACGTTAACTCCTAGTCGACAAAAGATGGACCCTAAGTTTAAACATTTCTTTTTAAAGTTTATGGAAACCCATAAGGTATGGTTGGTAACAGGATCTGATTATGCTAAAACAAAAGAGCAGCTTGGCGCAGAAATTACTGAAAATGTAGTTACATGTTATAATTGCAGTGGATCTGAAACAAGGCATCGTGGTGAAATTGTTAATGCTTCAAGTTGGACATTACCTGACGATGCGCGATCATGGCTTAATACTCAACTTTTATTATCAGAATTTCCAATAAAAACTGGTAATCATATTGAAGAACGTCGTGGTTGTATTAATTATAGTATCGTTGGTAGAAACGCTACGTTTAAAGAACGAAATACATATATTGAATATGATAAGAAAAATAGAGAAAGAAGTAATTTAGCTAATACGTTTAATTACATTTTTGGTAAAGAATCATTAGGTCTCCATGCAGCCATTGGCGGTGAGACTGGTTTGGATATATATCCTATAGGTAAAGATAAATCACAAATACTTGAAGACTTCAACGAAGACGATAACATTCATTTCTTTGGAGATAAAATGGATATGAGTGGCAATGATTATCCACTAGCAGTAGCAAATAAAACAGGAACCAATCACCATGTAAAAGATTGGCAGCACACATTTAAAATATTGAGGAGTTTATAAATGTTTACAATAGAAATGGATTGGGATGAAACAGCAATCACAGTCTTAGACCAAACAGGCGAAAACGAAGATGTACAATTTTTAATTTATGACGATGTAGCTTACATACGTCAATTTGATAATGACACAAATAGGTTTAGTATAATCACAATGTCACCAGATCAAATTGGAGAAATTATCGCATCAATGAATTTACCAGAAGGTGCATATTTAATGGGAGAACCAACATGATTTTAATATATGGAACACCTACCTGTGGTTTTTGTTTAAGAGCTAAAAAGTTAGCAGCACGTCACGGTTTACAACATGAATATAAAGATATTACATACTCTGCAAATAGAGATGAAATGATTAAACGACTCGGTAAAGAAGCCAAAACAGTTCCTCAGATTTTTTGGTATGGCAAACATATTGGTGGTTATAATGAATTTGCAGCCGAAATAGAAAATACTCGTAGTGGTGGAGACGGCGACTTAAATTAATTTGAAATTAAATCAAATTAACTATTGACATTTGGTATAGAATCGGTTATATTAGTATTAACAGATATAAAAAAGGAATCATCAAATGCATAAGATTTTATCAACTAAAATTGAATTAGTCGCTGAAATACTATTATTCAACTGTGAGTCAACATGGGAAGAAGTTAAACCATCACTTGAAAAACAGTCAATTTCAGAACTTAAGGATCACCTATTTTACGATCTTACTGAAGGTACTATTTACACTTACTCATATTCAAATGAGTTAGCGTTATGAATACTTTTTCAACTGAAATATTTTCTGACCTTCACAAAGATGCTTTTGGTTACCGTCCAAGTAGCGACCATCCTTTTTATTCTTCAAGTGATGATGATAAACAGTCTTGCTGGGATTACACAGTTGAGCAATTGGAAATTCGTGAGCTTGAAGAAAAAGAAGCTGAGGCTGAAGCTGTTAAGCAATTTAAGATAGACATGTTTAGTATCAACTTAATGGATACAAATGAGCAAGCCTTGGCTCGAATGGTAGATGTTAATACTCTAGAGCATGACCAAGCTATCGAACATTGGGTATGGTCCTTTGGTATCTTGTTTACTCCATTCGGTAAAGAAATTGTTGAAACTTTAAAAAATATGAAATTAAATCAAGTTAGCTATTGACATTCTCAATAGAATAGGTTATATTAGAATCAACAAACAAGGAATATAACATGTCTTACCAAATGACTAATCTAAATACAGACCAATTCATCACTTCAGATGTTGTCTTTTCGTTTCAAAAAGCAATTGCAGATAAATTCAATATGTCATATAATTTTGGCACAACACCCTTTTGGAATTTTGTTTCAGCTGATATGCATATGGATCTTTCAAAAAAATATGATAGCACATACATTGATGAGTCTTTTGACTTCTTGGTCGAGTGTGAAATTGAAGACCGTATGGTTGAAATGTATGATGGGATTGAATAACAGGTTATGATATGGTTAGAGTTGTACACTATGTTGGTATGACTGAAGAAACATACCAACGAGCACGTAGGGTCTTTGGTGGTCCTGCGTACTTTCACCGTCGGATGGACGATCGCGTTATGAGCGAAGTTGGTTCAGAAGACGTTGTAATTTTTGAAGATGAGAGTCGTTGTCCTTATGTATGGGATGCGTCTGCAGTGCCAAGGAGGTATACTGAATGAGTATGCATATGATACGTGGCGTTCAAGTCCACGGCAAGATGAAAAAGAAACTAACACCAAAGGATCGTTTGGCTGCTATCGAGCACGAGAAGTTCCTTAAGAAAATGGGTGTTGGTAAAACTAAAGCTCGGAATACAAATACTATTCCAGATTACGCATCTAAAAATAAAACACCGCTCAGCAATAAAGTTGCTGGGCACGGAGCGGCCAGAGAAAGCACTCAATATACTGGTGACTATATTATAGGTATTGGTCAAATGCATAAGTCTAATGGTGTTCCTATTACACGTAAAGAAGATGCTGTTGCTATAGCAAACATGAGGAGATGATATGAAAACAACATGGGTAGATCCACCTAAAGGATGGGCATATGGATTTCCAAAAGCTTTACCGAACCCTCTGCCAGAACCGTGGAGTTTAAACCTATGGCTCATGTCAGAAGGTTATCCAATGAAAGAGTTTGCTAATTTTGGAGATAACTTTAATGATTACGTGAGAGTGTGGTATACATATGACTGGCAAGATTGAGTTTAATAAACAACCAGATCAAATTCATTTTGAATATCCTATTACTCGAGTTGAAGTAGTTGATAATAATGGAAGGTCATATGTTAAACATAACGTTGAACGTGTATGGCTTTCTTTACAAGATGATAACCAAACTTTAAAAGTAATGGTCACATATGAAGACGAAGAGGAGATATGCATTGATTAAGTGGATAGCTATTACAATTGCAGTTTTGTTGATTGGCTGGTATTTAACTCATATATGGACTGATTGTTTACAGGAACACTCCGTATTTACATGCATGAGGATGTTGAATAAATAACTCTATTACTATGGAGTTATTGCATGTGGCACTACAAGGGTGAGGAATTCACCTCAGAGATGATTGGCGATTATATTGGATTTGTTTATATAATCACTGATGGTTCCAACGATAGAAAATATATCGGTAAAAAGATTTTCAAATCAAAAAGAAAACTTCCACCTCTTAAAGGCAAAACCCGAAAGAGGACCAAAATAGTTGAGTCAGATTGGATGAAATATTATGGTTCATCAGAAGAAGTTAAACTTATGGTTGAGGAAAAAGGCGCAGATAACTTTTACCGAGAGATAATCCACCTTTGTAATAAAAAAGGCGAAATGGGTTACCTCGAACTTTATGAGCAAATAACGCGTCATGCTCTATTAGATGATTCATATTACAACGGCATATGCCAAGCAAAAATCCATCGTAGCCACGTTAAAGGATTAAAATGGCTTATGGATAAAAATAATAGTTGACATTTCATAAAAATTGGTTTATATTAGTATTAATAAGGAATCAATCCAATG